CCGGATCATGGCGGGCATGGCCTGACTCTGTTGGTGCAGGAGGTGGTAATTATTCAGCAGGTTACGGACTTGGACTTATATCAACTACATTTTATAATTCAAGGTACTGGAAGAATCAGGATACGGTCAAAACCACACTGTCGGGAATATTGAAGGCCACAAGTGGCGTATTATCAACTATTACAGATAATTCTGCAACCTGGAACGCACTCGTAACATTTCCAGGATATGGAACAGATCACACACATGCAGCATACGGGGACCATAATCATTCCGGAGTGTATGAACCGGCTTGGTCTGTTGGCACCACGGCACAATATTATAGAGGTGACAAGTCATGGCAGACCCTTAATGCCACGGCGGTAGGACTCGGAAACGTGGCGAATACTGCACAGGTGACATCAGTATCCGGGACAGCTCCGGTGGTTTCAAGCGGGGGCACCGCACCGGCCATTAGCATGGCCAGTGCATCAGCGTCAGTTGACGGATATCTTAAAGCGTCAGATTTTATTATATTCAACGGAAAACAAGCAGCATATACAAATCTCACCGCAATAGGATCTTTATCAAATACACGTGCGTGGCTATGGAATGATGGATCGGGTAATTTCTCCTACACAACACCAACAAAGGGCGACATTGGCCTTGGAAATGTAGATAATACAGCACAGGTGACAAGTGTAAGAGGTTCCGGGATGATATCTTCATCGGAAGGAACGACACCCGCGATATCATTATCAACAACAGGCGCTGCAGCAGGTTATTCAATGAGATATATTTCCGGGTCATGGAGAGCATGGCCTGATAGCGTTGGAACTGGTGGGGGTGGGACATCAGCGGCAACGGTATGGTATTCCATCACGGGATCTTATGCCAGCACAACTACATTTACTTTCACTGGCACGCAGAAGGATTGTGATATAATGAAGGGCACCCTGGTACAATGGCAAAGTACTGGAAATCTATTGAGGGCAGGCAGGATTGCATCAGCAACAGTTAGTTCAGGTACAGTAACAGCAACCGTATATGGAACAGTGAATATGGCATCAGGCGATAAAAACTACTATTATGCCCCTAATATAAGGGTCGAACAATTTGAACGCCGTATAACTGTACCAGGTGAAGTCATTGCTGATGCAAGCAACTCACAAGGGATGTGGTACCAGGGAAATGCCCAGGATTCACTATATATCTTTGATGTGTCGGCATGGGTTATAACCGCTGCCGTTGGTTCTGGTGCAGCCTGTGCATTCAATGTTTATTATGGATCCACCAATCTGTTTTCGTCAGCCGTGGACCTTACAACAAGTACGTCGTCCCTCGATAACCAACCAAATACGGTGTTGATACCTCCATCGCAAAATATGACTTTAAGGCTAACCAGTTCAGGAGGTGCAAGCAATAAAGCAAGTAATTTTCAGTGCAAATACTATATCATCCCGACCCGTATATTATACTCAAGATGAAAAAGACAGCAGTAATTCTATTTCTTGTTATTCCATTAGCTGCAACTGCACAAATGCAAGCACTTTGGCGACTTGATGGAAATAGCAATGATGCAGTAAACTCCTATAATGGGACGGATGCAAATATTACATATGTAGCAGGGATTAGAGGGAATTGTGCAAGTTTTAACGGGAGTAGTTCTGTTATAAATTTTGGGGATGTTTTGGACGCAGGTTCCTCATCATGGACATACAGTGCATGGGTGTTATCATCTACGTCCGGAACTCAGAGCATAATTTCAAAGTCAGGCGCCACATCAGCATGGGATAGATTCACGATAATTACAACAGCTTCAAACGGGATATATTACGGTTTTTTTTGTGGCGGACCAGATAGTTACCAGACGAATCCAAATACAACAATTAGCTTTTGTGACGGGAAATGGCATAATCATGTTATGACATGTGATAGAAATGGATATTTATATGGGTATATCGATGGTAAAATGTATGGAAGTGTAAGTATTTCTGGCGGGAGCGGAAGGAATATGGATTGCGCATTTCTTTTGGGATTGGGGGCTTATAGAAATGCCGGAAATACAGCCTGGACATATTTTTTAAATGGTAAAATTGACGAAGCATATATCACAAACACAGTATTAACGCCTGCGGGTGTAAAAAATCAATATTCACTTTTTAAAGGATTTATGCAGTGAAAAAACTATTGATATTATTATTTCTTGCTTCATTATCGTGCTACTCGCAAACACCTTGGCAGGATAGTCTTTCACGGTGGGAAAAGAAGGAATCAAAAAAAACCTATGGATGGTATGATTCCCTAACCGAGGCGAATAAACTTCAACGATTGAAGGATTATTACGGCCTTCAAATAAAGGCACGCAGGGAGGCTTATTTAAGCCGGATAACAGATAGCGTTGGAGTTGTTAATATCCAGGCAGGAACCAGAACATCTTATATCAATCACTTAAAATCCATTGGTTATGTATGTGACAATAGCAAGGCTGATTGGCGTAAGGCATATAATAAGCCTGAATGGTTTGGCTCAAACTGGCAGAATAAGGCGGACGAGGCATGGGCTGGAAGTACCGGGCTTAATGACTTCTTGAATTTTTGCAAACAATATAATTATTAAAAAATATTCAATGTTCATAAATCCCGAAGTACTCATGTTCGTTGTTGGAGGCCTGTCAATATTCTTTTGGTGGTTTTTCAGAAAATCAATAAGGGACGGCAAAGATCAACGGACAGAGCTAATTAACGCGATGAATGAACTTAAACAGGCAATATTAAAATTAACCGAATCACAAGTGATCACTAACCAAAACATTCTGAAACTACAAACTGAACATGACATGGTATTCAGGTCTGGTAATCTGGTGGCAGCACATCACTTTCCAACGGGCGAATAATGCAGGTAATTTGAATGACTTTGCGGAAACGATAATAAATCAAACCAGAAATCAACGACACGAATTAACAAAACTGAACGTAAAAGGGGCAATACATGACATCGAATTGATATCAGAAAAACTACATGAAATCGAAAAAGATGTCAATATCATAAATCAGGACCAAAGAATTTTTGAAAACCTTAAAAAACGAAAAACATGAAAACAATCAAAAGAATTTTCAGTAAAGATTTATTAAAGGATTTAGCCTTTTCTGCCATTTTTGTTATTTCTTTCCTGGTATTCAGTAGTCTTATTTTTTCCTGCAAAAAATCAGAAATTGTGAAACCGGAGAGCAAAGTTGAAAAACCGTCGCCATTATGGAATGGACCACCAAAACCGATAATCAATAATTGGGGAACGCCAATTGACCCTGATCATGGTGGTGGGGGTGGAAAGAATTAATGTTTTAACTTAAACTTCAAATAAAAACGCAATGGCAATAATAGGAGTAAATTAATTATGAAAACAACATTTTGGACATTTGTGTGGGTGGTATCTTTTTTCAAATGGGCGGGTGGAATTTTTGAAGATCAAAAAGGTAATGCCTCATGGAAGCGCATTGCAGGATTTGCCGGTTTGTATATGATGTGGCACATGGTCAAGAATTATTCCGGTGTCAGGTCTACAGAATATAATTCTGAAATGTTCCTGATTATTGTCGGATTTACCGCGACCATGGGCGGCCTTGCAATGCTTGAATGGCTTGCAACGTTTAAAGAAAAAAAGGAACAACTGCTTGCTGATACGCAAAAACCGGAAACGGTAAAACTCGCTGAAATTCAGGTGGAGCAAACCAAAGCAGAAAACGCTACTGAATTATCAACTCAAAAATAAAAAACCGATGGCTTCTTTTAAAAACATCTCAAAAACCGATCTCCATTTCAGTCTTAACCCGCAGGGTGACTTTATTATCCCGGTGGGGACTGAATGTGAGTTACCGGAAGACAATGCCCACGTCAAGACACTTGAAGCGTCGGGCTATCTAACAAAAATCAAATCAATTAATAACCCTAAAAAACCCAAAGACCAATGAGTTTCCTCCATGGATCCGAAACGATTGAGATCAAGAAAGGCGCCGTCCCTGTGACCGTGGTGAAAGCCGCAGTAATAGGGTTGATCGGTACAGCTCCCAAGGGACCACTGAACACGCCTACACTTGTTCTCTCCGATGCCGACGCAGCTCAATTCGGGGCTGAACTTCCCGGCTTTTCAATACCAAAGGCGCTTTCAGCGATATTCGCACAGGGCGCCGGGACCGTGATCGTGATCAACGTTTTTGATCCGTCCACAATGACAGCTGCTGTGACAGCAGAAGCACAGACAATCGCGAATGGCAAGATCGTGCCGACCTTTCCGATCGTATCAAACCTGGTTGTTAAGAATTCAGCAGGGGTAACTACTTACGTGCTGGGTACTGATTACACTGTTGACGACTACAACAACATCACAGTGATGGGTGCCACGCTGGTGAACGGAGTGTCAGTAAAAATCGACTATAAGAAGATGGATTCATCTACCGTAACCGCTGCTGTGATGATCGGAGCCGTTGACGGTTCCACCGGCGCACGCACCGGGATGAAGAACTTCGATCTTTGCTACAACCTTTTCGGCTTTAACCCACGAATTTTCCTGGCACCTTCCTACATTGCCCTCACGGGCGTTGCAGCGGAACTTGGAACCTACCGGGACAAGTACAAAGGCTTCATGCTGATTGACGCACCGGTTGGCACCACGCCGGCAAACGCGATCACAGGACGAGGACCATCCGGCGCAATCCAGTTCAACACGTCAAGCAAACGTGACGTTTGTCTCTATCCTATGCTGCAAGCCTATGATAAGGCCACCAATGCAGCTGAAAACAGGCCATATAGCATATTTTTCGCTGGTCTGTGGGCCGCAGTGGTTGCGAATGAAGGAATGCACGTAAGCCCGTCGAATCATCAGATCAACGGCATTACAGGTGTTGAAAGGAATATTTCTGCATCGGTCGATGATCCTAATGCAGAAACGAACCTGCTCAATGCAGCCGGGATCACCACGCAATTCAATGCGTTTGGTACCGGCATCCGTGCCTGGGGTAACCGCAGCGCCGCTTATCCATCATCAACATCTACCAGGGACGTATTCCTTCCGGTTCAGATGACTGCATCGGTGATCGATGAATCCATCCGTTATTCCATGCTGCAATTTATCGACAAGCCTGCGGATCAGGCATGGATCGACAGCGTAGTGGAATCTGTGAACCTTTTCCTTCGCACCCTGGTAAGCCGTGGTTCCCTGATCGACGGACTGTGCTGGTTTGACCTTGCAAAGAATCCCACGGTGGAAATTGCCGCAGGTCACTTCACATTCAGTTATTCCTTCGCCAGCCCAACGCCGGGAGAAAGAATGACTTTCGAAAGTTTTTATGACATTAACCTCTTTAAATCCTTGAAATAATGGGACAAATCGCAGTTAAGCGCGTTACGAACGCGAATGTTTACGTGGACGGCAACTCCCTTCTTGGTAAGGTGCAAGAGGCCACACTCCCGGTGATCAAGTACAAGGCTTCTGATCATGCAGCACTTGGAATGATAGGTACAGTTGAGTTTTTCAGCGGAATCGACAAGCTGGAAGCCAAACTGAAATGGACATCATTTTATGAAGATGTTCTAAAAAAAGTAGCAGACCCTTTCAAAACTTTCTCTGTTCAGCTTCGCAGTTCTGTGGAAACCTACGGGGCAGCAGGACGCACGGAGGAAAAACCAATGGTCGCCTACATGACAGTTCAGAGTAAGGATTTCCCGGCCGGATCTTTCAAGCAGCACGACAATGCTGAACTTGAATCAACCCTGAATGTGACCTATTACAAGCTTGTTATCGATGGAAAGGATATCGTTGAGATCGACGTAATGAGTAACATCTACAAGGTCGATGGAAAGGACGTTCTTTCCACGTACCGGGCAAACATCGGAGGTTAGTTAGTTCTCATATAGTTGTTACCGTGCAGCGGTTATGGTTGGCTGCTGCACGGTTTTTTAACTCTTAAAAAATTGAATCATGGACAAAGAACAGATTGAACAGGCAGAAACAACATCAACGGAAAAGTTGGAATTGGTAGAAAATCCAAACGAAAAAATATTCACTCTTTCCGACAACAGGATGTGCAAAGTCATTGCACTCAAAGGAAAGGCAATGCGTATCGCGTCAAGGCAGTCAGAAGGCGACGGGGGTACTGCATCCTTCGCCATGGCCGCACAGGGAACATTCATTGAGGGCGTTGGAGTGACCGTTGAAGATCTTGACGAGCTTCCATTGAAAGACACCTCGAAGATCATGGAGGCGTTTGGGGAATTAAATTTTTAGTCAGTGCCAGGGACATGATGTTCCTGGCACACTTTTCCAACACCCCACTGCCAATAATTCTTGAATGGACGTCAAAAGAGATTGATTTCTGGTACAACGAAGCGATGAAACTTTACAAAGAGATGAACGATGTCAACGAATAGCGAAGTAACCACTGCTCTGAGGCTCACTGCTTACGATAAGATGTCGCAGGTGGTGAATTCTGCTATGAATAAGAGCATGGGGTATATGAATCGCTTTCAAAAGATGGCTAATAAGGTTGGTGGAAAAGGTTCCGGAGGTAGTTTAGGATTAGGGAACGTTATTACGGCCACGGCTGTATATGAATTTGGTAAAAACGCTGTTGAAATGGCTGAAAAATACGAAGATGCCACAATACAGATGAAGCAAGCCATGACCAATGCCGCCGGGGTGATTAATCCAGCATATTACAAATTATTAAAATTAGGAGATAATCTTGCAAGTTCATTCAAAGGGGGCAAGGTTGAAATGTATGGCATGATGAACGCGCTTATCAACACGGGAATGAGCGTAAATGACATCACTTCCAAATTTGCCACCTCGGTAAATCAATATGCAACCGTGATGAAGATACCGTACTCAGATGCCGCCACTCTAATCGGTAAGGTTGTTAAAATGAGTAAAATCGCAACGAAAGACATATCTGCATTGCCCGATCTATTATCACGGATGAAAATCATGGGCATAACCAATGCCGAAGATATTGCACAAGCGGTGGGAAGATCTGGTATGGGGGTAATAGGTATGGGTGGCATTAAAAATATGCAATCCATGGCGGCCATTATTGTGAAGATACAGCAGGCCACTGGAAATGCGTCCAGTGCGGGAATGGCAATGCAGGTTATTATGAGTAAAATGGCCGATCCTGAAAAAATGCAAAAATTTAATGATCAACTGGCAAAGGCGGGAATTAACATGCAATTTTATGATAAAAAAGGTAAATTCCTTGGGTTGCAAAACATGGTAGCGCAATTAGGCCAGGTGCCTGCAAGCCTAAGACAGTCAATATTTGGACAACAATTTGGTAGGCGTGGCGGGGTGGCAGCTGCGGCACTGGCAGACCTTGGTGTAAAGGGATACAATGAGACCCTTGGAAAGATGATGCATCAGCAATCGCTTGCAAAAAAGTCAATGGAATACCAAGAGCGTGCAAGTTATCAACTTGCAATTGCGATGTCATCATTGAAAGGAGTCATGACTAAAGTGGGACTTGAATTGATTCCAATATTTACGAAAATTGCAAATATTGTAAAAATTGCAATTTGGAGATTCCGGGAGTGGTACGACGGAAATAAGGTTCTTGGCGGAATTATCAAATGGGTTACTATTTCCTTGATAGGACTCAAAGCGGTCATGTTTGTGTCAAATTTCCTAATTGGTGGCATGTTTAGAAATATTTCATCCCTGATCGGTGGATTCATGAAAGCAGCTACATTCATCAAAAGCACCGCGTTCGCCATTCAGTATTATACTCTTGTAATAAAATCATGGACAATTTGGAGTAAGATCGCTGCAGCAGGACAATGGATGGTGAATACAGCTTTCCTTGGATGTCCTATTGTATGGATCATTGTCGGACTCATGGCAGTTATTGCCGCTGTTGTCCTGGTTGTGAAGTACTGGAAGCCGATCACTGCCTTCTTTGGGAAAGTGTGGGGTGGGATAAAGACTGTGTTCAATGGTTTTAATACTTGGTTCAAAGGGTGGGGCAAATACATCATCCTTCCACTTATGCCTTTCATTGGCGTTCCACTGCTTATCATCAATAACTGGTCAAAGATCACATCATTCTTTACATCGTTATGGTCTGGAATAACGGGAATATTCAATAAGGTTGTAGCATGGTTTTCCAGCATTGGAACGAAGTTCTTCAATGCCGGAAAAAACATTGTGAAAAGCATTTGGGAAGGAATCAAATCATTTGCAAGCAAACCTATTGAGGCAATAATGAACATTGTTAAGAAGATACGTGACTTTCTGCCATTTTCACCAGCCAAAATGGGACCATTGAAAGACCTGCATAAGATCAAGATAATGGAAACCATTGCGGCATCAATCAAACCCATGCCGGTTATGAGAGCAATGCAGGTGGCCACCGGTGGCATCAGATCGCAGGCAGGACGAATGGGTGGTGGTGGCGGCGGTGCCTTCACAATCAATTACAATGTGAATATTTCAGGAGGATCCTCAAATACCAAGGAGGATATCATCAAAGCATTGAAAGCGCGTGAGCCTGAACTTATGAGAATCATTAAGGAATCATACCGGAAAAGTGACCGGAAAAGTTATTGAAACTGCGGGATAGAGTAACTGGTAACTCGACAGGCTCATTACCTGGCGCTATGGGTTCAACTCCCATTCCCGCTACTAAGATTATCCAATGTACGGACAACTCGGAGATATAATATTTGACAAACTCTACGGACTTGACTCTTTCAACCTGAAAGCCGCACAGGTTATATCTGAACATGCCCGTATTGATGGAAAGCCACGGTTGGAAAATTCAGGATCGAAGGCAGACGAAGTTTCCATTTCCTTCATGTTATCATCCTACTTTGCCAATCCGGAACAACAGATTGATAAGATTAAAGGCTATAAGGATACCGCAGAAGTATTGACGTTCATCAACGGGGCTGGTATCGTTTTCGGGGATTATGTTATTAAAGAATATGACTATACTATTGACACACTAACTCCCGGCGGACAAATCATCAATGCCACGGTGAACATTACCCTGATTGAAAATTATTACAGTGACCGGAAAAAGTCAGAGGAAACCAACGCGGCCAAAGATGGATTTGCGACACCGGGGACAATATCGAAGGTTGCACCGATTCAATGGAGTGGCGAAAGCTCACTTGTGGTGCAGGATGCGCAGAAGATCAATACCAATGCCACAACTGTCACAGATAACCTGTCAAAGGCACAGAAATTGAGTGATCAGGCAAATGTATGGATGGATAAGTCTTCAAAGAAACTTGACGAAACCCGCAATTCTATTAATTCAATGCAGAATAAACTGACAAATTCAGTTACCCTGGGATCTTCTGCCACGAATTTACTTGCACAAATCCCGGCATTACTTTCATCACTGAATGCATTACAGACACCTTTGAATCTTCATGATTTGCAGACTGCGACCGGGTTAAACTCACTGTTCCAGGCACAAACCGCAATAACCAACACACTCATGGCTCCGATCGCAGGCATGGTGGCAACGAAAGGTTAAACATGGCAGGACAAACGACATATACAACGAACCAGGGTGACACCTGGACATCTATTGCCTGGAAAGCCTATGGTGATGTATCAAAGATGGATGAAGTTATCATGGCAAACCCGTATATCCCTGCATCAGCTGTTATTTCAGGTGGAATTGATATAACAGTGCCAATTCTCGATAAAGCGTCTCTTAACCCTTCAATGCTGCCTCCATGGAAACGTTAGGAAAGACATACTTTGAAGTGCTTTACAACAATAAGGATATTTCCGCTGATATCTCACAATACCTGCTTTCCATCAGGTACAACGATAAGACGGGCAAAGAAGCTGATGAACTATCATTGACGCTTGAAAACGTTGATGCTTTGTGGGAAAATGAGTGGTATCCTGAAAAGGGTGCAAAATTCTCAGCGAAACTTGGTGACAAAAACACCATGCTGGATTGTGGTCAGTTTGAAATTGACGAAATAGAAATTGCAGCACCGCCTGACACCGTCACCATACGTGCCATAAGTGCGGGTGTAACCGGTTCACTTCGTTCCAGTAAATCAGTTGCACACGAAAAAACAACCCTTTCACAGATCGTTAACAAGGTTGCTGCTGATAATCATCTTACCGTGGAAGGTGCCATTCAGGATATGTACTTTGAAAGGATTACACAAAACCGGGAATGCGACCTGGCCTTTCTTCGCCGTTTGGCTGAAAAATATGGATTCATGTTTTCGGTAAGGGGTACAAAGTTGGTATTTACCGACATGGCCGGAATCATGGCATCATCTTCCATCGCGACCATTGACCGTAGTGATTGTACTTCATATTCCATTAAGGATAAAAGCGCAAAGGTGCTTCGTAAGGCCAATATCAGCGGCTTTAATCCGATAAAGAAAACGGTTGTAGCAAAGACATTCACACCCACCACAGTCACCAATCCGGATGGCATTGAGTATCAAACAATCGGAGCTGATCCGACGACATCAGGCGGTATGGCAGACACCGGAATAGGAGTTGATCTACCTCCAACAGAGGATGATTACAGTGAAGATACCGGCGCGGATGATGAAAGCACCGCAGAAGCCACAGGAAAGGCCGCTATCCTTCAAAATGCCACAAATCAGCAGGAAGGCACAATCAACATCATGGGTGATCCGATGCTCGTTGCCGGGGTGAACTTCCAGTTTACCGGGATCGGACAACTTTCAGGAAAATATCATATCAGCGAAAGTGAACATTCAGTCGATAAGGAATCAGGTTACAATACAACTCTTTCCATCCAGCGTGTTGGATTTATTGAAATTTCAAAGCACAAGCGCAAAACAATGACGAAAAAAAGCGCATACGATGTCAAAATCATCAAGTAACGGGAGATTTGAAGCATGAAAATGAGGTGGGGTACCATAAAGGAATTCGATGATCAAAAGTACCTGGCAAAGGTATTTTTTGAGGAAAACAACCTTGTTTCCGGATGGCTGCAGATACTCACACGCGGATCGCAGGACATTAAAGATGAATTTCCGGTTGATATCGGTGCCATGGCATACTGTATCACCGACGACTTCATGGAACGGGGTGTAATACTTGGTACGGCATTTAACGAAAAAGATCAAGTTGCAAGCGGCGGTAAGGATATCAGGTGTTTAACCTATAAGGACGGCACTGTTCAGGTATATGATCAGAATTTACATAAATTAAGATACGTACTTGAAAATACCGAACTTACAATGTCCCGGGATGGATTTGCGTTAAAAAGATCAACGGAATCATTGAACAGTATCTTATCTGACCTGATTGACGCTATTAAACTTTTGACAGTCACCACTCCGGTAGGACCATCAGGTGTGCCGATCAACGTGGCAACCTTTACTGCAATCAAAGAGCGTTTACCAAACTTATTCATCGAATAATGGCAACGTACAACACTAAGGCCTTAGAGAATGATCTGCTGGCGGCCTATAATGCACAGATAGACAGCACGACGGCACAACCGGCACCTATTGAAGCACTTTCAGAAGCGCAGGCAACAGCAATCGCGGCATTAATCAAGGCTGCCATTGATAATACAAATGTTGCGTTTACATTGGCAGCGCCAAATGGAGCAGTCACCGGAGTAATAAGCCTTCATAATACCGTTACATAATGGCCGAAATTCCAAATACATTATACTGGCAGCTTTCCGTTAACGAAGCAGGTACGGTTGTAACTGATCTGAATGACATCGATCAGTGCATCAGGACAATCGTTGACACGCAGAAGGGTAGTGATCCGATGCGTCCGCACTTTGGAATTGATAAATTTTCCTTCATTGACAAGCCGGTAAATGTCATGGTCCCTTTGCTGGTCAAAGAAATTACAAAGCAAATCGATATGTGGGAGCAGCGTGCAACGGTAAAAAAAATCGAATACCAGGTGAATGGATCACAGGTAATCTTCAATATTCACTGGATTTCAGCAGTGGGATCCTTCAATACCACAATCAATGCCTGAACCACGGGTTATAGATACAAATGTGCAGACGGTTCTGGATGAACTGATCTCGGACTACCAGAGTCGCACCGGCAGGATATTGCAGGCCGGGCAGGTTGAAACATTGCTGCTGAATTCATGGGCATACCGTGAAGGGTTGCTGCGTAGTCAGATTCAGAACGCGGCAACGCAGAACCTTGTTGAATTTGCCATAGCTCCGATCCTTGACTACTTAGGACGGTGGGCAGGGGTGAACAGACTTGGGGCGGTACCTGCAACGGTGTCGCTTGGATTTACGCTTGTCACCGGCCATGGCGCCGGGACTATACCGGCAGGTACCAGAGTTGGATCGATTGACGGAAAGGTGGAATTCGTCACCCTTGCAGACATGGGGTTTGATTCCGGTGTAACAATCGCATGGATCCCTTCACAATGCAGTACCGACGGGATTGCTGGCAATGGTTATGTGGCCGATACGATAACAAACCTGCTGAATCCTATTTCCATGGTTGCGTCGGTGACCAATTCGGTGATCACGGCATCCGGATCGGAGGCAGAAACAGATGATCAGTTGCGCAGCAGAATTATACTGGCTTCTTCAAGCTATTCGACAGCAGGGAGCAGACAGTCATATATATATCATGCAAAGTCTGCGCATCCATCCATTACGGACGTAATTGTTACCTCGGATACCCCAGGTACGGTACAGATTTATCCGAAAGTTTCTGGTGGATTGGTGACATCAAACGGAGTATTGAATGCTGTTAATGTTGCCTGCAGCGATGAGACTGTAAGACCTTTGTGCGATTCTATTGAAGTTATAAGTCCAACCAGGTTGACGTACACGCTTACGATCGGGATTGTGGTTTTCTCATGGGCTGATCAGGCGTCAGTGCTCGCATCGGTTCAGGCAGCGTTAACTGCCTTGAATGTTGCAAAAAGTGAAACACTTGGACAGGATGTTAGAACGGAGCATGTCATCGGTGCATGTATGCAAAATGGAGTTTTTTCAGTCAACATTGGTTCGTTTTCAAATGTGTCAGTTGCGGAAATAGAATTTGCCTTCTGCACATCAATAACAGTCACGGTAACAGGAACGTCAAATGGATAGATCGTTGGGTTCTTCCCTTAATTCAAAAACTCACCTGTCGGTTTTTTATGACATCATAAACGACCGGCTTGCCGACATCGACCTGTCAGTGATATTAATGAATATGCTCGACACGGCACCTGCCAATGCACTTCCATCGCTGGCAAAACAGTATAACGTAAACGGGTACCGTGGATGGATGTTTATGACAACGGAAACGCAAAAGCGTGAACTTTTGAAATTTGGAACTCGTTTGGGAGCAAAAAGCGGAACGCCATGGTCGATTAAGGAAGCACTTAGAATTGCAGGATATCCGGGAGTTACATTTCAGGAAGGTATTGCCAGGAAGTTGGACGGCACCTGGGATCTTGACGGGAGCAATACCCTTGGTAGTGAAGATTGGGCAAAGTTTTATGCATATGTGCCGGTTGCCACGCCTGGCAGCGTTCCATCATCCGTAACAGAACTGATCACCGCGATCATCAATGAATACAAACCGGCCAGGTCACATTTAGAAACGATCATTTACACACAACTATAATGACAAACTTTTCAGAATCAAGTACGTGGGAATCTGTAAGAAAGTGGGAAACTGCTGATGATGCAGCTGGTGGAACCGAAAGTGCTCCGATGAATGTTCCTTTAAAATCACTTGTGAATCGGGGTAAGTACCTGAAAACATTGATTGAGGCTATAATCGGAGGCACGCAAACACTAATCGGTACCCTGCTGGATGGAAGTACAGTTGTTAATACCTATTCAGGCAATCAGCAGAAAGATACAGATGTGGCCAATACAAGTTTCGTTCAGAATGCAATTGGGGTAAGGACAGGCCGCAGGAATGTTTTGTTGAACGGCGACATGAAGATATGCCAGCGGACCAGTTCACTCACCTTCGACGCTGCAGGGCAATATTACACCCTTGACCGGTGGCTATTGAAGCTTACGTCAGCAAAAACAGCTCAAATATCACAAGAAAATGATATTCAGCGCACATCTGTTCCTGGATCACTGTATGCCATGCGGGTGAAGATGCGTACTGGCTCTGGAATGCTGGCCATTAGGCAGAGGGTTGAAAACGCCTGGACCTTTGAAGGGCAAAAGTGCACATTCTCATGGTGCATGTACTCACCCGTGGCTGTTGACTTCAACATTAAGATATCGCAATTCCTGAACCAGAGTCAGATCACCGCCGGTACCCCGCAGTGGTCAACCTATAACACCGTATCCATCGCTGCAGGGTTTGGGAAATATTCAACAACCTTTGATGTGGCACGACTTAATTCCATTGATCTTTCCAGTCTTGATATTGCAAATTGCTTTTCGATTTCGCTTGAAACAACAGATACCAGGGCGATCGATTTCTGGCTCACGAACTTGCAACTTGAAGCCGGGGCAATTGCATCAGATTTCGAAGTCAAGGACGACTTCAATGCATGTTTACGATTTTTTGAACAACATAGCGCCTTTGAGCAGTACAACGATGCACAGAATATTTCAGACGGGGCAAACCGGTATTCCATATTTAGACGACAATTTTATCATGCAAAACGCCGGGTACCGGACATCACAAAGGCGAACATTGTTTACACGGCACTTGATTCTGTATCTAATATTACTCAGGCTGGGTTGAATGGTTGTACTTTGGAACTAAAACCCACGTCGGGAAATGCCAGCACACCCACAACACGTACACTGGCACTTGATTTAATAATTGATGCTGAAATAATATAGGCTTTTTTCATCCATTATATCTGTCCTGTTCATTGCCCGGGGGCCGGTGGCGCGTTGTCATCGGCTTCTTTTTTGGTGATCTTCATCATTTGCTCCCGAATGCCCTGTTTTTCGATGCGTGCATAAATCTCCGTGGTTTGAGTGGATGTATGTCCCAGGATATCCCTGATATATTCTATTGGCAATCCTTTTCTTACCATAAGCGTGGCTGCAGTGTGACGGGCTGTGTGTGAACTAAGGCTTTTTTTTATTCCGACAACCTTTGAAATAGTTTCCATCAGCCTGTTTTGAACCCATATATCAGGGGCATTGAATAACAGGTCCGGACCCTTGTACCGGTTCATGATCTCAACAGATTCCGGGATCATAAAGATAGAATAATACTCACCGTTTTTTTTCCGCAATCCTTCAATCCATATTCCACCTTCGTTGTTACGGATGTTTTTACTCCATGACAATACACGAAGATCCTTATAAGCCACTCCGGTGTAAATCTGAAAAACATATAAATCCCTGGCAAAAGAAAGCTCCTGATCATCGAATACCTTTGAGGTGAGGGTTTTTATCTCCTGATCATCCAGGCGCTCCCTGATCTTATGTTTACCCCTGCTTACGGAAAAATTCAGATAAGGATTGACGCCGTATGCTATTATACCCGCTTTTTCGGACATGTGAATGTAAACCTTCACAACGCAGTGACGCTTATGGATAGTCGTTTGCATCTTTCCTTGGTCCCGGAGCCAGCGATCGTATTTCTGAATGTTTGAAAAAGTCAGATCAGAAAAAAATTTTATCCCGTTTTTTTCCAGTTCACCGGCAACCTTCAAGTGTTTTTGCCTCACAACAGCAACGATATCGTTACGCTGGTTTGCCTGGTCCTTCATATAGGCAATGAAGGACTGATCCTTATTAACAGTCTTTCCCAGGTAAGCGTCAATATCCTTCCGTGTCATCATCCTGCCTTGGTTGATGATGCTGATCTCGAATTTTTGAAGCGCTGATATAAAGTCCCTGATCCGCTGGTTCAGCAGGGCGGCGGTTTCATGATTGACAATGATGCGATGTTCATTGTCCCACTGTTTTTTTTCAATGTAAATACCGGTACCGATATATTTTATTTTGTCGTGAACAGGTCTGACTTCAACCTGTAACAAGGATGTATCACCGGGGTTTAATATTACATTTTTCCGATTGAACACAATATTATACAGAGCATTCAGTCTCATAATATCGGTAGATTATTGGTATGTAAATCGATAGATTATTGGTAGATCAAATAAGTGAAAATAAGTGAAAATAAGTGATAAAATTATGATGTAATTAAATTTTGTCATTATTTTGAAAGTCTGTAACAGTCTGTATATCAAGACAAAAAAGGCCGTAAAAACGGCCTTTTTAGGGTGATCAGCCTGGGATTGTCTTACATTTGTACTATATTGATTTATAACATATTATGAATAATTTTGTAAGCCGGTATTTAATCAGTAGGGTCAAGGGTTCAGATTTACCAGGGATCAGAACCCGGGATCGCTATTATTTCCTTTTTTTCTTAGCTTCAATTTCTTTTTGATGTTGACTAATTTGTAAAGGAGAGCCTAATAAAATGCGATCACTTTCTTTCGATCTTCCTGGTTGATAATAAAGACTGCCATCAAGTTCTGTGGGTAATTTATAAACAACCCTGGTAGTTGTCTCAGTTAAAGGATTAATCTGATCAAAACCTATACCCCATCCCTTAACCAACATTGTCTCTGATTTATCAAACTTATATTGCTTGCCATTGTGAGTTGTCCAGATTGTTCCATCTGTCAACATTCTACTTTCAGTATCGGTATTTTTAAAAGTTAATTTGATTATTAAATACATAATGCCTTTTTCCTCAGGTAAATTAATACCATTTTCCTCATCAACCCAATTAGTATATAAGCCTGAAACTCTTGCCACAACATCAAAATATTCTGTTTTTAATACCTGGCCATATTTTATGATATTTTCAACCGGAGGTACCTGTTTTGGTTGGTTATTTGTTTCGTTTGTCGATTTATTATTACAACCGCAAAAAATCATTGACACTGTAAATAATATCAATGAAGGTAACAATGTTAATTTTTTCATTTTTCAGTTTTTGCAACAAAGTTAATGCAAATCAGTATAATATGTTTCTCATTCAATTTTGGGATAAGCATTTCTATACATTACCCGGAGCTTGCAGGTCTTTCTTTTTGCTTTTCATTATCCATTAAAGACAGCCTGAATTCAAGGTCTCTAAGTTTGTAAACCATTGCATCGTAAGCGATTTTTGGCAGGGTGATCGTTTCTTCGTTCGTCATATAGTTGGGATTAGGTTCATTGTCTGTTGTAAATAACGCATTATGATATAATTCTTTACTGTACAAATCTGAAAGTTTCTTTAAATGAATTGCATTAATATTTGAATCACCCCGCTTTGCCTCTGAAATCAAGGAGGCACTAATACCCAGTAATTTTGCTACTTGTCTGGCAGACTTTACAATGCCTTTTTCCTGTAAGAATGCTATTGATTTTAAAAATTGTTCTGTGGTTGAATCAACCATGGTATGTTAAATTGTTAATAACTTTTCTGAACAATACTTGATATTACTGTTTAAAACTGTTTATATTTGCATCATCATTGAATTACAAATATATCAAATATAATTCAAAACAGCAATAGTAAAATTACCCAATACAAGTACGTAAAAACACGCAAACATATGTTAAAGAAGGAATATATTCAAAGAATAAGAGACGATAAGGGGCTCAGGACGAAGATCGTATTAGTGATGGGTATATCACATATCACCCTTTACCGGTGGACAAAATCAAATAATATTAAACTTACTTCAATAGAGGTGCTTAATACAATATGCAGCCACTTAAATGTGAAGTACGACGATATTATTGAACCACGTGAAAAGATTTTGGTTTAAGACAAATCTATAAATATATGGAATCTGTTCAAGTTTTCAATTACAATAATCAACCGATTTCCTTTCAACTTGGAAATGGTGATATTCTGACTAACGCCACCGAAATGGCAAAAGTTTTTGATAAGAAGCCAATTGATTGGTTGAGATTACCTTCAACTACTTCATTCTTAGACGAATTGTCAAAGGTGAGAAAATCACACACATCACCAATTCAAACAGTTAAAGGCAGTCCTGAAAATGGTGGGGGCACCTGGATGCATGAAGATGTTGCCCTTGAATTTGCACGCTGGTTGTCACCCGCCTTTGCCATATGGTGCAATGACCGTATTAAAGAGTTATTGCGCCATGGTGCCACAGCTGTCAATGCCGACGACCTGTTAAATCCTGATTTCATTATCAAACTTGCCAGCCAGTTAAAGGCAGAACGTGCCGAAAGGGAACGCTTGCAGGTCACCAACGAATTACAGGCCGGTGAACTCAAACAGATCGCTCCCAAAGTAGAATTCTACGAAAATGTGATGCAGAGCGACAGCCTTATCCTCACCACCACAATTGCAAAGGAACTTGGAATGGCAGCGGTGACCCTGAATAAGATGCTGCATTCAATGGGGATAATTTACAAGACAAATGACAACTGGATACTTACGTCAAGGTACCAGAACAAAGGATATACAGGAACAAAGACGTATCCATTTGCCGATCGCAGCGGTGAGATCAAGACCAGAATTAACACCTTATGGACGCAGAAGGGAAGGGAGTTTATTCATAAGGTGATAAAGGGAGAATTGGTATTCAATTAACAGTCAAATCTATGAAAATCAAAATTTACAACCATATCAAGGTTAAAGAAAACACTAAGCTCCGAAGGTTTAAAATGGACAAGGTGGTAATGAAGAAATTTACCAGGAACGCCAAACTTCATCAAGAAGATAAATCTTACTAATCCCTAAATCAAATCATCAAAAAAAATAGCATTACCATGGAAGCTACTTTAACAATCACAGGTTCTTTTGCAGACATTCTTGAATCACTCCGATTGCTTTCTGACAACAAGGCGGTAAAGGTGATACAGGGTGTCGAAGTGAAGCAACAGACACCAGAATCCAGACCTGAATCTGAAAAATTGACAGAAGGATTTAATAAGTGCATTCGGTGTGGTAAAAAATTTGTGGCAAAACAGAAAAAGACGAAATACTGCGGCAAAAAGTGTTACATGATTCATTGGCATGAATTACATCCTTATAAACTAAAGCCAGAACCTTCGCATGTTGAAATACCCCCCCCTACGATGCCATCAGAAAAGGCTAAAAATCTGAATGAAAAACTTGAATCCTTCAAAAAACAATATCCTATTCAAAAACGTCCTGAAATCATCCGTAACCTGTAAACTTTATGCAAAACAACTCCCAAAACACAAACTGCATCCGCACTTTCACCGGCCTTGAACTTGACCCATTGTTACCCGATCCGGACATGATAAACATCGTTGATATTGCACATGCCCTTTCATTTATTCCGCGTTTTGGCGGCCACTGCCAGCGTTTTTTTTCCGTGGCGGAACATTCTCTGTTTACCTACGAGAACGTAAAGGATGCCTTTCCTGGTGACTTTAAACTGCAACTTGCCGGACTCATGCATGATGCATCGGAGGCATATTTGTGCGATATTCCAACGCCGGTGAAACAACGAATCAAAGGATATCTGATTGCAGAAGAAAGACTCATGAAGGTTATTGCAATGAAATTCGGATTTGACTACCCACTAAATGACATCATTCATTCATGCGATAAATATTCTCTTCGCCTGGAATGGGAATCGCTGATGAAAACAGGATCGCATTATGTGATTCCAACAGACACGTTTTTCGCTGTTGAAACAAGGTTTATCAAAGTCTTTGACATACTCACTAATAAATTATAATGATGGAAAAACAACTATTTACAGACGTAGCGTTGAACAAACGTGCAGAAATGCTCGAAGCAAACGCGGAAAAGGTCGAAGAAATGACCTATCCGAAGCCGCTGACCTCCGAAGAAATGGAGGCAGAACGGATGAACTTTTCCCAAATGGCCATTGAAATTTCGGCCAAACAGGACAAAATGAAGGAAATCACCGATCAGCATAAGGCTGAATTAAAGCCAATGGTGGAAGCCTACAAAGAAACCCTGACAATGATCAAGACAAAGCAAAGAATGGTAAAAGAACAGGTTTACCACCTTGCCGATCATGCAGACGGATTAATGTGCACCTATAACGGCAGGGGTGAGCTGATCATCAGCAGAAGGCTGACACCAGAGGAAAATCAACTGAGTATTCACAGCAGTCGGACTTTAAAGGTTGCTAAAAACGGTTAACCATGGAAGATAAATTAACATTGAACGTATTAAATGACGGGTTAAGCACAATCGAAATCCGTCACGGTGAGGCGCTGGAACTGAAAGAGCCAAAAATCCTTGCAATAGAAGGTAATATTGACTCACCCCGCCGGGTTCTGAAAATCAGGGGTGCAAACCTCAATCAGCAAACATGTAATATCCTGGTTGATCGTAACCCGGGCAAACGGTTCATGAAACTTACAATTGACGAATCAAACCACTATGGAGGATCCATTACCGGTAAGATCATCATGCATCCGGATTATGTTGAATTCGGGATCAATACCGGGAAAAAGAACACCCTTCGTGAACTTTCCGACTTTATTAAGATGCACCGGTATTGCTTTGAAGATAAATCGGTGGCAATGAAGCTGGTCACTGAACTTCGCAACTTTAAGGCGAAGGTGAACAAGGATATGGAAAAGAATCAGGACCAGCGGGGGAACAATAAAATACTGTACGAACAGACGGTGGACTCCAACATCCCTGAATCATTCACGCTGAACATTCCGATCTTCAAGGCCGCTGAACCGGTGAAATTCCAGGTTGATATCAACATCATTGCCCGGGAAACAGACATGGATTGTTCGCTCGAATCCGTGGAAGCCAATGACATCATCAACGATCACTGTGATAAGACAATTGATAAGGAACTGGTTCTTATTAAGGCTCTCACTCCCGACATAGTTCAGGTCGAATTATAACACACCCCTGGCCGGTCCCGGGAGGGTAATGACACTCCACCATGCCCGGGACCGTTACCAGGTTAAATCAATTCCTTCATGCTTATCGAAGAAACTATACTCAACGAATTAAGGACTATGCGAATGATGCTGGAAAGCGTTCTTTCATCAGAGCAGAAGAACTTGAAGATCCCTGCAGCCGCGAAAAGACTTGGAATAGGGCAGGCAAAACTTCGTGAGTTGTGTAAAAAGGGAATAATACCCGCCATGAAGCTCACCAGTGAAAAAAATCAGCAGTATATAGTCTATATCCCGGAGGCCATGAATGTGCTCACCAGGGGCGGTTACCTGCTGCGGCCGGGACGTAAACCGGGAAAGAAATCTGTCATAAATCCCACGAAATGAAACTTGAACAAATGAGTATTACTTTACCGTCTGCAACTGGAAATTCAGTAATCATGAAAAAGTACATGACACCCATTGAAATTGAAGATTATCGCAGGCAGGTTACGGGCATGTTTGAACTTCATGGTTTTGCCGGAGCATTGATATCATTCTCCTTCGCAGAAGATGCTGCTGATCTCCTTTCGCCACCACCCGAAATCGTGCATCCTGAACCTGCCGGTGATCCTGATCCGGACCCGGTTACGCTGCCACAATACCGTAAACTCAACTCAATATTTGAACTTTTCAAAAAATAAACATGGGTAGAATTCGACATGTCAAACCGGATTTCTTTAAGCATGAAAAACTTAACGACCTGGAAAATAATCATCCTGAAAAAAGACCCATGCTTGTATTTGCTGGCCTGTGGTGCCAGTGCGATTCTGACGGTGCATTCAGGTGGCGCCCGCGTTCCTTAAAACTTGAAATACTGCCATTCGTGGAATTCAATATCGAAAGCACGCTTGAATTGTTGATTGATGAAGGTTTTATTATCAGGTACCAAAGCAATGGAAATGAAGTTGGGAAGGTGATTAGGTTCATGGAGCATCAGTACACTAATCCGAAAGAAAAGAGACTGACAGCGGCAAGAAATCTATCCGGTGAACACACAATTTCAGAAAATGAACAGGAAAGTCCTGATCAGGGTAAAGAACCAGAAAACGACAATGATCTTAATCTTACCGGGATTGTTTCAAAGTTTGAAGTGATCAAGGAAAAGATGCTTGGAGAAATATGGATTGAACAGGCATGTGTGACCAATGGATTTGACAAGGAAAAGTTTACCGGTTTCATAAAGACATGGCTTGAAAATCACAAACTCACTGAAACCCTCACGTATCCTGTGAATAAATGTAAATTATTTGTTATCCTGGATTATCAAAAAGCAAATAAGGGCAATGGAAACAACGGAAAATCAGTCATTGGGAAACGCAATTCAGCATATGTTGCACCCTGACATTACACTCCCGGCATACGATCATATTGAACTTTCTGAAAAGGAAAAGAATGATGCTATACGGGAATTTATTGGCAAAAAGTCACGGAAATATAATATTGCAGCAATTACCATTCGCCTGACAGATGAAGAAATTGCAGAAGCTCTGCGACTTGGTAGGCGTAAAATTGTCGGACAACTTGCTGAAATCGCATGGTCAAAGAAACTCAATGAACCACGTCAATTCCCAAAGTACGATGCAACTACGCTGGCCAGAATGGTCGTCGAATCAGCTAACCAACACGTGACGAAATTAAAGGGTAAGCCTACGGAATATCAGTTGAGCACTTTCAATCGCAATATCATCTGGAAACTGGCACAATACTTCACGGAGGATCCTGGGTTTGAAAGTATTGATTTTAACTTAAAAAAAGGCATTGCCCTTGTTGGTCCAGTTGGATGCGGAAAAACGTTATTGATGAACCTTTTCCGGGTAAATCAAAGACAGAGTTACAAGGTTATAGGTTGCCAGGCCATTGGTTTCGCATTCGCACGGGATGGATTCAGTGTTATTCAGAATCACACACACCCATTTTATAACACTGAAAATAAGTACGGTCACGTGGAATATGGTACCTGCTTCGACGATCTTGGTGCAGATGAAAAGAGAAAGTTCTACGGCGACCGTGCAAATGCCCTTGGTGAGATACTGGAAGGCCGTTATCGCCTTGACAGGCATTACATGACTCATATTACCACTAACCTTGACGGAAACGATATAGAAGAGTTCTATGGCCTTAGAACACGCTCCCGGATAAGGGAAATGTTCAACTGGATAGAATTTGATCATCAGGCGCCCGACATGCGGAAATAACCTAAACCCTACGATAATGATCAAAGTCAACGAATATGATGTTATTTCTGCTGTTAGCAGATCTCTGGATGTTGAATCATCAGAGGTTTTAAAGATCAGAAAGCGTGTATCAAAAGATGTGCTGGATGTTCATATCATCTGTACGGCACTGCTTCGCCATGAGTGCAATATAAATGGGGTGAAGATTCCTAAGGTCACATTACAATGCCTTGCTGACATGTTTCACAAGAAAAACCATACGAGCATATGGTACTTCGTGAAGGCTTACAACGACCTGATGGATACCAACAAGTTTTTCCGCGCAAAGGTCGATATTGTCTTAACGAATTTTCCACAACTCTTAATCCAACAGGCAAATGGTATCAACAAAAACTAACCCGGGACCAGGTGAAGCAGCTGGGGAATGCGGTAACTCCACCAGCAATGGAATGGTTGGTTGAACGGGGAATTGAAAGTTTATCATGAAATCGCCAATCATATACTACGGTGGTAAAACATCAATGTTGCCGATCATCTTACCAATGATCCCGGAACATCATGTTTACACTGAGGTGTTTTTCGGGGGGGGGGCTGTGTTTTTTGCTAAGAGACAGGTAAAAAATGAAACGATCAACGATAGATTAGATCTGGTGGTTAATTTTTACCGGCAGATAAAATTGAACTTCGATTTATTAAATAGAGAAATCCAGACAACATTGTTTTCACGCACATTACATAATAAAGCATTATTGATCATCCGGAATAAGGATTTATTTTCACCGGTAGAACTTGCATGGGCGTTTTGGATGTGCAGTAATTTCAGTTATGGAAACAAAATAGGCGGTGGGTTGAAATATTCAAATGATCAATCAATATTACCTCCAAATGTTTTGAAAAACAACAAAGAGGCATTTACATCCGCAATTTTGAAGAGGATAGAGTTGACAATCATTGAGAATAAAGAAGCTATTGAAATTCTTGAATCCAGGAATGTACCAAAAGCATTTCATTATATCGATCCTCCTTATCCCGGAGCAGATCAGGGGCATTATTCAGGTTATTCATTCGATGAATTTGAAATCCTCTTAAAATGGCTGGAAACCTGCAAGGGTAAATTTCTATTGAGTAATTATGACAGCGACATGCTGCAGCGGTATATTGAAAAAAACAAATGGCAAAGCTCTATGCACACCTTCAATAATAAAGGCATGAGGAAAAATGACAGAAAAAAGTTTGAAGTATTGATCTGGAATTATGACTTGCCACAAAAAACAATGTTTTAAAATATTACTATGAAAGCAACAGAATTACGATTAGGGAATTTATTGTGGTGTAAAAGAAACAACGCAATAATGAAGGTTGAAGAACTTGGACTGGATGAACATATTATTTCATTCGTGCTGGATAGAAGTAAATTTCCACTTCCATCCGGATGGCAAGTAGGACCAATACCATTAACAGAAGGCTGGCTTCATAAATTTGGATTCCGTGGAAAAGATTACCATGTTGGATTTATCGGAATTGAACATAAGGCGGGCGGAATGACAACTGATTTTGTTTTGACATATCCTGGTGTAATTGGAGCATATCAGAAATACTTTTCCTTTGAATTTAAAACAGGCAGGTTGCCAAAATTCATTGAATTGCAATATGTACACCAGTTGCAAAATCTATTCTTTGCCATGACCGATCAAGAATTAATCATCCAGGATGAACAACCAAGTCCACATTGTTGCTGCGATACCGATTTAGTTTGCCCTCTTCACATTAAGGAATAACATCATGAATCACAGCTGGCAAGAAAGCATTAAAAAAGGATACATCAGAATTCAAACCTGTTCCCGGTGTAGAATTCTGCGTGAAAAACGAACCGTGAAACAACTAATGGCAATTGTCAATCACCCTCCTTGGACTGCGTATAAATATGAATATGTCTGGCATTATACCACCGGCGTAGGACCAACGACGACCAAACGTCCGAATTGTTCAATAAAACCAACATGGAGAAAAGGATTAAAATGAAATACTATAAAAATCCTAAATCAATTAACTGGGATATTGTCGCGGATTATGAGAGTGACGACCAAACTGTGACATTATTCGATTTCACAGGAAAGAAAATTGCCAATCTTATATATCCACAGTTTACTAAAGTTGAATTTGATCATTTTAAAACAAAGGAGGAAACGAAATGATCCTTGATAAAGCAATAAATGCAACGTACGAGTTGAATAAGTGCCATAAAACAGCAAAGAGATTTTATGGCGAAAAGTACCAAGAAACTATAAAGCCTTTCATTCATATACTAAAAGAGGTTATGAAGGCTAATGGTCTTGGTGAGGTTGCCGCCTTGCTGTTGATAAGCAAAACAGAAATGTACAATGACAGCGGCATGGTTCAGATGCTTTTTATGTCTGCCGTTGTTGAAGTGATGTTAACGAATGAAAAATAACGATAACAATATCATTAACTTTTAAAACCTCAAACATGGAAACATTAACCTTAAAAAAATCAACAGCCAGGAAAATCTACAAAGAAGGATCTTCGATGATCAAGAAGATCATGATTGACGATTTCGGTGATGAATGTTTTAATGAAAGCATCATCGACCAAGTAAAAACCTTTGAAGATGCATTTGCCATTGCCGATGAAGAAACACGACAGGATTATTGTGAAGATAGATGCGTATCTCCCGATGCCATCGCGTATAAAAAATTAAGATTAATTATCAAAGTCATAAACGAAGGATGGAAACCCAACTGGAAAAATTCAAGTGAACAAAAGTGGTTCCCATGGTTCCGTCTGTCCTCCGGGTTCGGGTTCGATGTTTCGGTTTACGGCTATGCGAATGCGGATGCGAGTTCCGGTTCTCGCCTTTGCCTTTCGACAAAAGAAAAGTCCGATTATGTTGGTAAACAATTCATCAATCTTTACGAAGATTTCTTAACACTCAAATAACGAAAACATGAAAAAAGCAACAAAAACACCAGAAAAGACGAAGGCATTTGATTACAAAACGATCAAAACCTTTGAAGATGCATGCAAAGCTACCGGCAACAGCCCTCTTATCGTTGATATCCTTTCAGGGTTGCCACCTGAATTTGTCGGTGCAACGATCGCGGTCCTGAAACTCTTTATCATCTTTAAGGCCATTAACGATGGCTGGACTCCGGATTGGGGCAATGGTAGACAGTTAAAGTATTATCCCTGGTTTTGGGTTCTGTCCTCCGGGTTCGGGTTCGTTGGTTCGTATTACGACTATTCGGGTACGGATGCGTATTCCGGTTCTCGCCTTTGCACAGATACCTCAGAAAAGGCGAAGTACATCGCCAAAACTTTCGAGGCAGAATATAAAGAATTTCTTTTGATTCAGAAATAATCAAAACGGGTTGTATGCTGATTGAGCTGACAGTTCTGTCCTCCAGGTTCAGGTTCGATAATTCGAATTACAACTATACGAATACGAATACGAATTCCAGTTCTCACCTATGCTATATCACCGGCATAGACCCTGCCAACACGGCAAAAAACAACAGTAATGAAAGGGATCATTAGTACCATGTCGGGAACATGATCTTTCAAAAGGCAAAGGCATGAAAAGAATAGGAAATCTATATCAGCGGATTTGCAGCGTCGAAAACCTAATGCTTGCTGATTCTATTGCCCGGAAAGGCAAGTTAAAACAGCCGGGAGTTGTTGAACATGACAAAAATCGGGAGGCAAACATTCAGGCATTACATGAGATGCTGATTAATAAAACTTATAAAACCTCTGAATATACAACGTTCACAATCTTTGAGCCAAAAGAACGGCTGATCTTTCGCCTGCCATATTATCCTGATCGGATCACTCATCATGCTGTAATGAACATTCTTGAACAGATATTTGTTTCTACCTTCACAGTGAATACATACAGTTGCATCAAAGGCCGTGGGATCCACGCTGCAGCCAATGCAGTAAAAAAGGCACTGGAAGATTACCAGGGGACTCAGTACTGCCTGAAACTTGATGTAAAGAAGTTCTATCCCAACGTTGATCACGATATCCTGAAACAACTTTTGCGGCGAAAAATCAAAGACAAGGATCTGTTGTGGTTACTTGACGGAATCATTGACAGTGCCGACGGCCTTCCGATCGGCAACTACCTCAGTCAGTATTTCGCAAACTTTTACCTGACTTATTTTGATCATTGGATGAAAGAGGATCGGAAGGTGAAGTATTATTTCCGCTATGCTGATGACCTGGTTATCCTTTCAGACAACAAGCCTTACCTGCATCAACTTCTTTCCGATATACGGACCTATCTTGATGAAAAACTGAAACTAATTGTGAAGGATAATTATCAGATATTTCCTGTGAGCTCCCGGGGTATTGATTTCGTTGGCTACGTATTTTATCATACGCATACCCGACTGAGGAAATCGATCAAGAAAAACTTTGCACGGATGATATTCAAGAACAGGAATAGCAAATCAATTGCATCTTATTACGGGTGGGCAAAGCATTGTGATAGTAAACATTTAATGAAAAAATTACTGAATGAACACGTTTAACCAGTTCAACATAAAGACCACTGCGAAGGGATTTGAAGGTGACAAAATAAAGATGTCCAAAATTCTGAACCGGGAGATCATTGTTCTTGCTTTTAAGATCGAAGATTCCAAGGTTTTCAAAGATCGCGGCACCTGTAAGTGCCTACACCTACAAATCTCATTCAATAATGAAAAGCATATTGTTTTTACATCTTCCAGCGGTTTGATTGATGTTATTCAACAGATACCTGAATCAGGATTTCCTTTCACGACAACGATAATTCAGGATAATGATAGATTTAAGTTTACATAAAATGTGATTATAAATAATTACAAAAAGCCTTATTCCTTCGTAAATTACGGCAAAATTTAAACAATGACACTCAATGTAAATCCTTTACCTGAAAAAGTGTTTTTTTATGCAATGATTGCTATTACAATCGGTTATATTGCATTAACAATAGTACATTTATAATGATCGAAATATCCATTAAAAGTGACGTAGAACGTGTTTTTAAAACGTTTGCGCACGTTTCCCAGGCTGAATTGGCAAAAGCCACAGCAAGGGCGTTAAATCGCGTCATATCGTCTGCCAGGAGTGTTTCCGTCAAAGAGATCAGGAAGAAGTACAATATTGATCCTAAATACCTCAAAGAAAAGATTGGAGATAAAGAGAATAGATATAACGCCCTAAAAGCCTGGAAGGCGAATCCAAACAATCTTACAGCAACATTGAAGGCATATGGTAAGCCAATCCCTTTAATTGCCTTTCCGATTACCCAGACCGATCAGGGCGTAGAAGTGTCTGTAATTAAAGGACAAACAAAATTAATACCGTCTGCATTCATTGCAACTACTAAATCAGGGCACCGCAGTGTGTTCGCGCGTGGAAAGTATGGACAAGGTGCGTTCATATTCAGAAATAAGCGTATAAGGCCATTTCCAGCGCCTGACTTACCAATAACACAATTGAGCACTACATCCATTCAGACGGCCATTGTAACCCCTTCTATACTCACTGCTATGAAGTTGAAAGTAGAAACCGATTTTCCAAAAAGATTAGAGCACGAAATATCCTACCTGCTAAGTAAAAGATAATCAACAACCTTTTCTTATTTATTCTTGTCTCATGCTGGTAACATACCAGTATAATACTGGAATATTATTGCATAAACCTGACTAAGGTATCATACATGTATCATACCTGTCTTATAAAGGTGTCATCTGTAAAGGGTATAAGTAAAGGATAAATGGTATATATAAATGGAAGGGGAAGGGGTGTTGGGAAACCACAAACACACCCTCACAAAAAAACAATCAATGTTTAATAAAAAAAAGAAATGAGATGTTGCGCGTCGGGTTAATCGGTTTGGGTGGATGGTGACGGGTAGTGTCATAGGTTCTTTCCAAGTCTTGTGTTAATGCGGGTATGCGAAGCCCAAAAGGCCTTTAGTGATAGAATTTTTATACATGTCAATCTAAAAGTAAAGGGTTTATAACCACAATCAGGACAATATGGCAGGTTATGCATTATTTTTGCAGAATCAAAGAATTTATCAGTCATGGAAGAACCTCAAATAGTTTCTCAGGTCAAGTACGCTGAAATGATCGGATGCAACGTGGTTATTATATTCCGCGCGATAAAAGAGGGAAAAATACCTCCTGATGCCGTCACGATAAACCCGGTCAATAAATACAAAAGCATCAACGTTGCGCTGGCTGATGCTGCATGGGGAAGTAATTACCGGGAGACGCGGCGAAAGATGAATAAGAGCGTGTTGCGCAAACAGGAACAAAATCAAAGTTTAAAAGAAAATATTGAAGCACCTGCTGCTATTCAGGTAAATGCATCACAGGAACAAGCCGTGGAAATGCCAGAGCTCGGAGCAAAAACAAGTTACAGTGAAGCAGACCGGCAAAAGAAAATCTATGAAGCTCAATTGCTTCAATTAAAGATCGAAGAAGAAAAAGGATCCCTGGTTAAAATAGATGTTATCGAAAATGCTTTTTTCGAGCACGTTCGTATTGTCAGAGACAACATTATATCGCTACCTGACAGAATTATTGATCAGATTGTCTCAGCAATTTCAAGAAACGAAGCACATTTGATTTTGCAAAAGGAAATTGACAATGTTTTAGAATCAATTTCACGAATACCCGAATGGCGTAATGAATGATCCACAGGCAATGAGGCTTTTAAATATTCTTTTTTCAGCATACAAACCGAACGAACGGCTTACTGTATCAGAGTGGGCTGACAAATACAGGCAGTTGTCAACCATGGCCAGTGCAGAGGCAGGACAATGGAGGACAAATCGGATACCTTATGCCAAAGAAATCATGGATAAACTTTCATCATCAGATCCATGTGAGGAAATAATATTCATGAAGGCAGCTCAGGTAGGAGCAACGGAACTTGGATTCAATTGGGTTGGACACATCATTGATATCTCTCCCGGCCCTATGCTGATGGTACAGCCGACCGATGAGATGTGTCGAAGGAATTCAAAGATTAGGTTTGATCCCATGGTGGAAGCCACAAGCCGGTTACGGTTGAAGATAAAACCAAAGCGTTCCCGGGATAGTGGCAATACCTTGCTTCAAAAGGAATTCCAGGGAGGCGTGATTGTAATGACAGGTGCAAATAGTGCCGTCGGACTTCGATCAATGCCTGTAAGATATCTTTTTCTCGATGAAATTGATGGATATCCTAAGGACTTGGATGGTGAAGGATCACCAATCAACCTGGCAACAGCCAGGACACGAACGTTCTCCCGTAAAAAGATTTACAAATGCAGTACCCCAACGATTAAGGGCGCCAGTGCAATTGAAAAGGAATTCGAAACTACCGATCAGCGGTATTATGAGGTACCATGTCCTCACTGTGGCGGGTACCAGCGCCTTGTATTCGATCAATTGAAGTGGATAACGTTGAGTAAGGATTTGTATGATTTCAGCAATGTGGAATATGAATGCATCCATTGCAGTAAGGGAATCAAAGAACATCACAAAACAAGGATGCTGGAAGCTGGTCAGTGGGTAGTTTCCAAGCCGGAAAACGTATCACAAAAGAAAGTAGGGTATCATCTTTCATCACTTTACTCACCACTTGGTTGGTATTCGTGGCAGCAGGCCGCTATTGATTTTATTGAAGCGCAAAAGAACGTTAATGATCTTAAAGTATTTATAAATACTGTACTTGGTGAAACCTGGGAACAGAAAGGCGAATCACCACCGTGGGAGAATATATATGATCGAAGGGAGAACTACAAGCGCAATTGTCCGGCTGCAGAGGTTGCAATGATTACCGCAGGGGTGGACGTTCAGAAAGACCGTCTGGAAGTTGAAATCGTTGGGTGGTGTAAAAACAAGGTGAGTTACTCAATTGATTACCGTGTTATTGACGGCGATACAACTGATGTGAAAGTATGGAATAAACTGGCTGCGATAGTTAGTGAGCAATGGATCCGTGAAGATGGAATTATGATGCCGCTACGCCTGATGGCTGTGGACACGGGTTATAATACATCCTATGTCTACGATTTTTGCCGTCGCTTCGATATCTCACAGGTAATTCCGATAAAGGGACAGGACAATCAACCTGTTATAATTGGCACTCCGAAATGGATAGACCTTGGTAAAACTCAAAAGAAGGTAGGAAAGTTGAGACTTTTCAACATTGGAGTGTCTCTGTTAAAATCTGAATTGTATGGATGGATACAGCAAAGGAAAGGTGAAGATGGAACAATCCCTCCCGGGTATTGCCACTTTCCTGAATATCCGTATGAATATTTCAAAGGAATCACTGCAGAACAACTTGAATTTACCATTTCCAGGGGGTACAAGCGGTATATGTGGGTTAAAAAGTACACCCGAAATGAACCACTTGACTGCAGATTATACGCCCGTGCTGCTGCAACGGTGATCGGCATGGACCGGTTTACTGATGAAAACTGGAAGCAGTTGCAACTTGGTGAGGGAATAAGGAATAAACCTCAGTCTCAAAAAAAGAAAACTGGAAGTTTTTGGGGGTAGTTAAAACGAGTTAATCACAATTTGCCAATTGTGATTATAAATCCAAATCATAAGCCTTTTTTGTGTATATTTTTGTTGCTTCAATATCGAAGCATGGCCTACACATTAGATCAGCTAACAGCCTTACAAGATGCAATTGCGCAGGGTGTACTTGAAGTTAAGCACGCTGATAAGACTGTTACATATAGATCATTGAATGAGATGAACCGTATCTGCGGCATCATAGAACAGGCTTTGGGTCGCGGATCTTCATCTCGCAGGTATGCATTGTTCAACAAGGGGCTTGGATCGAATCAGAATGCTAACACACCTCAATGAACGTAATTGACAGCATCATCGGAACAATCTCTCCAAAGGCCGGATTTAACCGGACCCGGTACCGGTTTGCTTCAAATGCAATTAAGGAAGGTCAAAGGAAATTCGATGCTGCTGCTGTTACCCGACGCACAGAAGGGTGGCGGGCAACCGGTGCCAGTCCAAACAACGAAACTATTGCAGTTCTTTCCAGACTTCGTGACCGTTCCAGGGAACTTGTTCGAAATAATGCATATGCGAAAAGAGCCATTCAGGTTATCAAGAACAATACGATCGGTACCGGTATCCGTCCAACACCTTCTATCGCATCTCCGGAAAATTTGAAAAAGATCAAGGACTTATGGTGGCGGTGGGCAGAGACACCTGAATGCGACTGGAATGGGAAAGAAACCTTCTACGGACTTCAAAAAATGGTTATAGCAGCAGTTGCGCAGGACGGTGAAGTCATTATTCGTAAACGTCGCGCAAACTCAAAGAACGGCCTGTTACCAGTCAAATTACAGGTGTGTGAAGCTGATCAGATTGATGATTCAAAAGAAAATGCAACATTGCCCGATGGCGGGTGGATCATCCAGGGCGTTGAATTCGACAAAAACGGAAAACTTGTTGCATACTGGCTATATGACAGACATCCTGGGGACTCATTGAGCCTATATTCCACACGCGTTCCTTCCAGTGAAGTGCTGCATGTGTATTTGCAGGACCGTCCCGGCCAGGTTCGCGGTGTGCCCTGGTCCACTTCGATCATGATAAAGCTGCGCGACTTCGACGACTTTGAAGACGCACAACTGATGCAGCAGAAAGTTGCCGCATGCTTTGCCGTTATCATTACGAGTGATGATACCGGCGGAACGATCGTTTCAAATAATTCAACAGATTCAGGGCTAAGCGAAAGAGTTGAGCCGGGAATCATCCAACATGCGAAGCCTGGTGAAGCGGTGAACGTGGTCAATCCGCCCACTACAACCGGCCAGGATTCGTTTTCACGCAAAGTTTTGCAAGCCATTGCAGCCGGTTATGGAATATCTTATGAATCACTCACCGGTGACCTTAGTAATGTAAACTTCTCATCAGGTCGCATGGGGTGGCTGGAAATGCACCGGAACATTCAGGAATGGCAAGCACGCATCATGATCACCCAATTTTGTGATCCGGTATGGAAATGGTTCACTGATGCAGCAAAGATTTCCGGTAAGGTTCAGGATAGCGACATTATTGCTGACTGGACACCACCGCGCAGGGAAATGATTGATCCGGTGAAGGAAATTAACGGCCTTTCACAGCTTGTTCAGAATGGATTTGATTCATGGCAGGACGTTGTAAGACAATTGGGATACGATCCCGACCTATTGCTCGAACAAATGAAGGAAGATATTGACCGATTTGACAAATCAGGACTGAAACTTGCCTGTGATTTCCGTCAGGATTTGCTGAAAAAGAATGTTTTACCGCAAAATACGCCTCAAAATGCTAAATAAAACAGCCAATATATCTGAAAAACAACGATCATTAACGATTAATCCAGCCTCTTTAAATGCTGAAAATCGCACTGTAGAAGTTGTTTTCGCAACAGAAACACCGGTTTTATCACGGGATTGGAACATATCTGAACGTAATGACGGTCTGTATTGGGAAATCCTGTCATGTTCTGATAAGAATGTTCGAATGGATCGTCTGAAAAATGGCGCTCCCGTGCTCGACGGCCATGGCCGGGGTAGTATGTTATTCCAATACGGAGTTGTAGATAATGCCAGAATAGAAAAAAACGAAGGCATTGCCACTATCCGCTTTTCAAAACGTGCCAACGTTGAACCGATTTGGGGAGATATCGTTGACAAAATCTTTCAAAATATATCATCAGGGTACCGGGTTTACAAGTACGAAGCCGCTGCCTCAATGGGTACTGATCAGATCCCAATTTTCCGCGCGGTTGATTGGGAACCCACTGAAATTTCTTTAACACCGGTCCAGGCCGATCCTAACAGCAAGGTGAGGGACCAAAATCAAAACGTCAATCAAGTAGAAATCATTAATTTAACAAATCGCACAATGCCCGAAGAAGTAAATGTACCTGCAACCGTTGAGATAACTCCGGTTGAAGGAACCAGGGCTGCTAACACAGCACCTGCACCAGCTACCGCTGCTCCTGCTCCCGTAAATGCGGAAGCTGAGCGCACTGCTGCTATCCAAGCTGAAAGAACGCGCTCAATGGAGATCATTGAAACCGTACGATCGGCAAAACTTGACCAGTCCTTTGCTGATAAACTCATCAAGGACGGTATACCTATCGATCAAGCCCGCAAACTTGTCATCGACGAATTTGCGAAGGAAGATCCTAACGCGGGAGCAAACAATCATGTTCGCTCCGTGACCGACGAATCTGACAAGGTCCGTGCTTGTGTGTCTGATGCTCTTATTCTTCGCTGTGATCCGTCACAGGAAAAGAAAATGAAACCAGAGGAAGTTTCCGCTGCGCGTGAATTCCGTGGCCGGTCCCTGATCGACATCACCCGCAATGTGGCAGAACGTGCCGGCATTAAAACCGGCATGATGTCAGACCGTGAGATGATCACACGTGCCCTTTCTACAAGTGACCTGCCGGTGATCTTTGCATCAACAGTGAATCGAACCCTTCGCGCAGCTTATGATGAAGCCCCGCGTACCTTCACACCTTTCTGTCGTAAAGTCACAATGCGTGATTTCAGAAGCATTACCCGGGCACAACTTTCCAGCCTGCCGACTCTCTCGTTGGTGAAAGAGGGTGGTGAGTACACCTACGGAAAACTTGCCGATGCAAAGGAAGTTTACTCACTTGCAAAGTACGGTGAGATTGTTCCGATCACATGGGAATCCATCATAAATGACGACTTGGACGCGTTCAGCCGTATTCCGATCATGCTTGCCAATGCCGCTGCGCAGAAGCAAAGTGACATCGTTTATGGTATCCTGATTGACAATGGGAATATGGGAGACGGAGTTGCGCTTTTTGAAGCCAGCAGCCATGCCAATTATGCAGCCAGCGGAACCACAATTGCAAACGGTATGCCTGCAGCAAAGGCCGCCATGCGCAAACAGAAAGGACTCGGAGCGGCGGGAACAAAAGCAACAGGATTCTACCTGAACCTGGAACCAAAATTTCTTATCGTTGGACCCGACAAGGAAGTTGAAGCTATGCAGCTGCTGAAAGCGGTCATTGTTCCCGTTGGAACAAGTACGGCAAACGTTTTCTTTGGCACCATGGAACCGATCATTGAACCGCGTATTTCCGGCAATGCCTGGTACCTGTCAGCTGCTCCTGGTCGCATCGACACCATCGAGTATGCTTTCCTGGATGGCGAACCTGAAATGTTTACAGAGCGCAAACTTGGTTTTGAAACCGACGGACTTGACATCAAGGTGCGTATGGTATTTGCCGCAAAAGCGATCGATCACCGTGGACTCTACAAGAACGTAGGAGCCTAAGCAACAATTCACTGATTTAATTACCGGGAGGGTGAATAACCCTCCCTTAATTCATAAAACAATGAAAAATTACATTCAAGAAGGTGAAACAATGAACTACACGGCTGGCGCTGCTATTACAGCAGGTCAGATGGTGCTGGTTACGGGCGTTGTGGGTATTGCTGTGAGCGACTGTGCCAGCGGCGCCGTCGGAGTTATGGCAACCATGGGCGTGTTTGAGGTCGCGAAAGAGGGTACAGATGCTCCTGCACAGGGTCAAATCATGTATTACAATGCCACGAACGGTACTGCCACGGTAACAGCGTCATCAAACAAGGTGATCGGTTATGCGTGGGCTGCAGCCGCATCCGGTGACTCAACAGTCCAGGTGAGGTTGTCTATTTAAAAACTGCTGATTTATGCCACAGCCACCATTTCAGAAGTTACAGGATAAGGTATTTGATACCGTGACGAAAATCATGGGGTATGATGCTTCCTGGACTCCTGTAAGTGGTGGCAGTGCGCATACAGCACGGGTAAATTTCAGAAGTCCAAACCTGAAAGAACTTACATCCGGATTCCAGTTTTCGCCAAAAATGATCATGGCGGAATGGAAGAAAGGAGACTTTTCAGGCCTGGAAATAACGTTCAGTAACCACAACGAACACCTGGTTATCAACAGTGTTACCTATAATGTGATCAACGTGAAGGCGAATTTTGACGGACAAACTTTTGAAGCAGTTTTGGAGGAAAGTTAGTGGACTACACGGCACTGGAAAATAGCATCGTTACGAGATTATCTCCACTTAGTTTAGTGGGGATCGAAGTGCTGCCATTGCCGGAGGCTGATGCAGACGTGGTTAATCCATTTGACAAAGGAAAAATCACCGTGGCATATCTTTCCAGTGATTTCGATCAGTCTGTGACCACCGATTGCGTTGCCCAACCGGAAAAGATCACCTTTCAATTGGTAGTTCAGAGCAGAACACTTCGCGGAACAACAGGTATTTATCCTGTTTTAACAGCAATAAAATCGCTGGTTTTGGGGTGGAAAACTGCTACAACAGATAAGATTCAGTTCAGTAAAGCTCAATATGATGCTCACGAAAATGGCGTGTGGACCTATCACATCAATGTGACAACGGAAAACCTTGCAATAGAGCAACCTGATGATGTGACGGTAGTTATTGCAACTCAAATTACCCTCGAAAACGAGAATGAAACTATTGACGTTGTTCAGGAATTCGATGACGGTGTGTTGAGCCAGATCACTACCATATATGATCAATCATTTAAGAAATTCTACCGCTCACCGGTTGCCGGGAATTGTACATTCACCATTCCTGCCGGGTATCAACTCATGCAGGCAACGTTTAAGAATACAACCGCACACCCTATCAGCGTCCTACTGGGAACCACATCAGGGGCAAACGATATCCTGATGGGCAGCGCTATGGATATACCAGCAAGCACGCTAATAACCAACGGTACGATCATGATACAGTTTTCGGAAAGTGCTGACCAGATTGTTTACCTAAGTTCGCCTGACTGGAACAATGCAAGTCTTAAAGTATTGCTTACGTGCATAAAGAGCTTATGAAAAAAATAATCACTTTATTTTTTGTTTTTTGCTTATTTACCGGTGCATTCGCGCAATTCGGAAAGGTTGATAATGCCACACTATTGCAGGGTAAAGATACTAATTGGATAAAGAACCTGGTACAGACCGGTGGCCATGGAGGGGTAACAACACTTACGATATCTTCACCTCTTACCGGCGGGACAATTACAACAATCGGCACAATAGGATTACCGCAGGCAACGGGATCGGCATCAGGTTATCTTTCATCAACCGACTGGAACACCTTCAATAATAAAGTTTCAGGGCTGTGGTATTACCATAATTCCGTACTCACGCCAATTGATTCTACGCAAAGACTTGTGTTCAAAAACGGCGTATATATCGCTCCGGGAGATGGTGATGTAAATGGAAGTGGCACAATTACTGCCATGGATGCGCTTTTTGTTAAAATGTACCTGACCGGTCAAATTAAATTTACAGATCTTCAAAAAGCCAGGGCAGACGTAAACGGAGATGGTAAAATCACCATAGGTGATGCGACAATTATCAGTCTTATGGCCGTAAATATAGCACCCTATGCAGGGACTTTATGCAGCAAAGACACGAACCGTTATTTCATTGCAAATTCATTGTATCAATACTATCCCGGTCAGGTCAAATTATCGGCAAGATATGTGATTCCTTACGAAACAGGCAGCATGTTTGACGTTGAAACGGGTGGTAATTTAAGGATTCCAACGTCCTACGGATTGTATTTAGGTTCATCTACGTACACAACAAATTCTGACAGCGTTGTAAAGTTGTACAAATCAAGTAATAACAACCTATCAATCTCAGCAATAACGACGGCGCCACAATTCATTTCATCAATATCAACAGGAACAGCGCCATTTACCTGTAATTCAACGACGGTTAATAATAATCTGAATGCTGACCTATTAGACGGAAATCATGCAAGTGCATTTGCCACATCGGGGCATAACCATAGTGGGGTGTACGAACCAGCATGGAGTGTGGGCACCACATCACAATATTACCGTGGTGATAAATCATGGCAGACACTGGATAAATCAGCTGTTGGACTTGGTAACGTAGCAAACACAGCACAGGTGACATCAGTATCCGGGACAGCACCGGTTGTTTCCAGCGGGGGCACCACTCCGGCCATCAGCATGGCAGCGGCCACCACGTCGGTTAACGGGTACCTGACATCAACAGACTGGACTACTTTCAACAATAAATTGGCAACGAACGGCAGTGCGGCAAGCCTTACCAGTTTCCCGACGCTGAACCAGAACACATCAGGTACCGCAGGAGGACTTTCCCTTGCAGGTACGAATGGTTACAGCTATCGGTACATCAGTGGTGCATGGCGTGCGTGGCCTGATTCAGTTGGTGCAGGTGGCGGGAACTATTCAGCAGGTTACGGACTTGGACTCATATCAACTACATTCTATAATTCAAGGTACTGGAAGAATCAGGACACTGTTAAGACTACACTGTCAGGAATATTGAAGGCCACAAGTGGCGTATTATCAGCTATTACAGATAATTCTGCAACCTGGAACACGCTTGTTACGTTCCCGGGATACGGGACAGATCACACACATGCAGCATACGGGGACCATAATCATTCCGGAGTGTATGAACCGGCTTGGTCTGTTGGCACCACGGCACAATATTATAGAGGTGACAAGTCATGGCAGACACTGGATAAATCAGCTGTTGGACTTGGTAATGTAGCAAACACAGCACAGGTGACATCAGTATCCGGGACAGCTCCGGTGGTTTCAAGCGGGGGCACCGCACCGGCCATTAGCATGGCAGCGGCCACCACGTCGGTGAACGGGTACCTGACATCAACAGACT